AAAGAACAGCAACGAGAACGCATAGATAACTACATAAGCATTGCGAAAGAGTTTGCGGACGAATATGCAAACGCAATGAACAACATAACACGCTTAGCGAGCGAGGGCGTAGAAGCAAGGGCATACATTAGCACAAAAGAAGCCGAGAAAATGTACAATGACGGCGAGATAGGATACGAAGAGTACCAAGAAAAACTTTCGGACATAGAAAAAGAAAGTGCCAAGCAAAGATATAAAATAGCGATGTGGGAGTGGGGAGTACAGTTGGTACAAGCCATAGTAAACACAGCAGTGGCGGTTAACAAAGCATTGTCAAGTTCGGCACCACCGCTTAACTTTGTTTTAGCAGGACTTGTAGCGACAGCAGGAGCGGCACAGATAGCTCTTATTACAGCAAACAAGCCAGTCGCCCCTTCCTTTGCTACAGGTGGAATAGTCGGAGGCACGAGTTACACAGGCGACAGGGTGCAAGCAAACGTGAACAGTGGCGAAATGATTTTGACATACGCACAGCAAAAAAGATTATTTGATATAGCCAACGGAGGGCGAACTGGTGGCAATGTGCAAGTGTTTAATTCCGCAAGCAATGATGTAAACGTTAGACCAGAGATAACACCAGAGGGAGTGCGGATTTTAATACGAAAGGTTGTGAATGAAGATATGGCAAGTGGGCGATATAACAAAAGCTACAAAAAAATGCGAGGCGGACTGAACGGAGTACGCTTGACGAATTAAGGAGTTGACATGGTACAGTGGGCAGACGGAGTAAATAAAAAAGCATACGGCATGAGCATAGGCGAAGTCGATAATATAATCTATACAGAGTTTGAAAGCGGTAAAGCACGAACAAGAAAAAGAAATAGCATTGCAAAAGGTAGGTATAGTTTTTTGTTGTTACTAGATGATATTGGATACGACAGCGAGTATAAAAAGTTTTTACATTGGTGGAAGTTTACTTTGCAAAGTGGTGCGCAATCTTTTTTGTTTCCGAACCTTGACGGCAAAGATGAAGATACCGAGTACAGAGTAGTAGAGCCTTTTGAAGCAGTCGGACAGCGATGGAAAGAAGTGAGCCTGAGCGTGGAGGAAGTATGAGCCTAGAAAAGTTACTACAAAAAAACGGAGCGTACTCTTTACCTTTTCTTGTTAAAATATCCAATCACGGAGATACAGAAAGTATACGAATTGTGAACGACGTGAATGATGTTGTGTACCGAGGGCAAACATACACAGCGAGTACTTTTGAATTTACACCTAATAGCGATGTACTAGGATTAGATGGCGGTGGAAGGTTAAGCATAACAGTAGTTGACAATAATTTAATCGAGCTTATAGAAAGCAATTATAATTTGAAAATAGAAGTACTAGGGATATTATTAGACAACGAAGTAACACCGTTAGAAAATTTTAGAAGCTTATATGGGTCGGTAACATGGGACGGTTTGACGGCAGAGTTTGACTTTGAGCCAGACGACAGAATGAACATGACTTTTCCTGCTTTAATATTTAACCACTATAACAACAGGGGGAATATGTGAGATATGACGATTTGCTTAGCGTACCATATTTAGAGAAAGGCAGAACAAAAAAAGGCATGGACTGTTATGGCTTAGTGCTTGAGTGCATGAGCCGAAGCGGTAGGAAACTAAAAGACTTTGAAAACTTAGCATATGTACCGAGCGAGCAGTTGAATGAATATGTTGTGAGCCTTGGAGCGAAAGAATTAGATGAGCCGAAAAACGGATGCTTGGTGCAATGTGTTTGGGAAGGGCGATTGCATATCGGTTATGTATTAGACAAGGCGACTTGTTTGCATATGACCAACAAGGGTGCGAGAGTATCTCCTTTGATTGCTTTAAGAGAAAAGAAATATTTTGAGGTGGGCGAATGAAAGCGACAGTATACAGAGGCATTGGCGACAAGCATGAGCTGATACCATTTGAAGCGGGAAAAACGATTGCGGAATGTTTTGACTTTGACTTATCTAATGCGGTTATATTAAAAAACGGACTCATAGCAAACAAGGACGATATACTTGCAGAGGGCGATGTACTCTTAATAAGAGACATTCCATTGGCACCTGTTGCGATTGTTGCGACAATCGTAGCGATTCCATTTGTAGTTGTTGGCATAGATAAAACTGTTGGGCTTGTTAAAGACATACAAAAAGCAAAACAGATGCAAGCGGATGCAGAAAAACTATCCAAGAGTTTGAAAGATGAAGTTAAGAACATACCGTATTTGCGAGGTGCTCAAAATCAAATAGCATTAGGACAAACACAGCCCTTAATCTTAGGACAGCATTTATTCACACCGTACCTTGCGACGGGGACGTTTAGCAAGATAGGTGGAGCAACAGGCAAAGACCAGTTTTTTTACATGGTGCTACAGGCAGGTTTTGCAAAAACAGTTATTAAAGAATTATCTTGCGATGATATAGTATTAAAAAAATGGGATACCGACAAGCCACAACAAGGAGTATATAACTTTGACAGCGGAATTTTTTATGACGATAAAAATAAAATCGAAGTAGTACAAGACGGCAGTCCTTTCACAACGGCAGAGTTTAATAAAGTAATTCATACTGAAACACCTAATACAACGATAGACAAAGCAGACAGTGAGAATTACCCAGTAGGCGGGTATGTTTTTACCTTACCAAAAAACACAATGGCGGTAGAGTTGTGTATCTTGTTTAGAGGTTTGATTTGCTATGCAAGCGATGGAGCAAAACTAAAACGAACCGTTAAAATTTATCCAGAGTATAAGATTGGCAACGGAGCTTGGACACGGTTTACATTTAACCAAAACGGGACAGCATCAAATACTTTTTCGTACATGAGCCTTGAGCAGATGAGATTTGTAGCAAGGAAAGAGTTTAGTTTTAACGAAGTGAAAGACGTTAGCGAACCTATCCTTGTGCGGTTACTTTGCGACACAGCACGATATGAAGGCAGTGCAAGAGATGATGTTTCTTTACTTTGGATACAGTCAGAAAAATATGACAAAGAAAAATCTATAAATAATTTTGTACCAGAAGAAATAGTCGGAAGTACAGAGCGAGTCTTATCTAATCTAGTCGGGCTAAAAATAAAAGTTACAGAAAGCAATCAAGACAAACTAAATAAAATAAATATGGTATTGCAATCGGTAGCCAAGACATGGAACGGTAGTGAAAACAAAGAGCCTACAAGAAACCCAGCAAGTTTATTGCTAGAGGTTTTGACGAGTGATACACACAAGGCATCGCAGATTAAGGAGTCGGAAATAGACTTAGACTCATTTGGTGAACTGTACGAATACTGTGAGGAAAAAGGTTTTAAGTTTGACATTGTTTTGACAGAGGGACAAACGAAGCAAGAAGTTTGTGAAATGATTTTAGAAAGTTGTAATGCAATACTTTACAAAAGTATCACAGGTTTGATTACAGTAGCGATAGACAAACCGAAAAAAAACGCTATCGCTTTATTTAACAGCCAAAATATTTTAAGCATTGAAAACAAAAAAAACATAGAGCGGAAAGCAGACGGTATAAAAATAAATTACATATCACGAGCGGGCGGGTATGTAAACAGTAGTTATCTTGTAATGAGAGATGGACAAGCTCGGACAGCAGACTCAATTTTGATTGAGCTAAACACGCAAGGCATGACCGAGTATGAACATATCGTCAAGTACGCACGCAAGCTTTTAGCATCGGAGCTTTTACAGCCAAAACAAACGATTATCGAAGTAGGTAAAGAAGGAATCTATTACACACCGTTGAGCAAAGTTTTACTACAACACGACAGTTTGAAAGTCGGCAAAGGAAACGCAGAAGTAAAAAGCCTTATCGTTGATGACTATAATGTTGTCGGCTTAAAACTTTATGAGCCAGTGGAGTATGACGAGAACGAAACAAACGGCATGATAATTGTCGGAGCACAAAACGGAGCCCATGTTTTTTATTCACTGAAATACACAGCATTAGAAAGCTTTACAGACACCGTTGAATTAGTAGAGCCTATCCCATTAAGTGCAAGCAACAAGCCACAACAGGGCGATATTTTATCGTATGGACTTATTGACGGAGAGTTTGCGAAAATTACAACCGAGATGTTAATCATCGGCAGTGAGCCAACAGAAAATGGGCATAGGCTAACCTTGGTAGATTATAACGAAGCAGTGTATGAGACGGGAGCAATACCAGCGTATGAGCCAAGCTTTACCACAAGTACAAACTTTGAAGCGACCAAGCCAGTGTTAGACGGCACACCTCCACCACCAACGATGGACGAGCTACAAGAGGTGAAGAACCAATCGCAGGTTGTTATATTAGAGCTAAGCACGCCAAGTGTAACACGTGGACGACAAAATATTTTAGAGCCAAACCCGATTGTTGCAAACGCAAAAACAATCAACGGTGCATTTAATGGCTTATTTGTTTTAGAAGCGACATATAACCATCTGCATTGGCAAACAGTTGTAGAAAGCAGTGAACCAGAAAGCAGTATAGAGTTTAATTTACCCGTTACTATTACCGTTGACGATGAGCAACACTTTGCCGTTAGCTTTAGGGTGAGTGTAAGAGAAGCCATTGAAACAATTATCGATGACGAGACAGCGTACAGT